TAGCCATCAAGGACTCAGTGCCTTGTGCTTTAACTTCTAAATCACCCTTGATGTCTTGATCAAAGTCAAACTGCATATTAAAGTTAAAGAAAGCTTTTCCCATAGGGCTTAGGAGATAGTCGTCTACGTTTTTAACTACGTTACGAATACTACCGTTAGCAGCAGACATAAGCATAGAGATACCAGAAGCAGTACGACCTACACCTGACACGCCTGTTTGACCGTGAGCAAAGGAAGGAAAGCCTGTACTCTCGTCAGCGAGTACTCTTGCCTTGTCAAAGAGTTGCATGTTCTCATTAGATACGTTGGGAAACTTGGTGCCATAGATGGCTTGTCCTGGTGCACCCCCTTGTCTCCTAAAGACTTTTCCTGGGTACACAGATAGGTCTTGGCCTGGAACTAGGTTAGTCTCGTCTACTTCAATAATAAGGTTACCAGATAGAGCAGCATTGTCCACCGCCATACGCATAAAGCCATTCATGAGTGTCTGGGTGTCATCCATGTTCTCAGCTATACCTACACCAAACAAGCTGTATGGGTTTACCTCATAAGGTACGGAATAGTAGGGAATGTAAGAAGGAGTAAATGGGTTGAGTACAAGACGAAGTACTTGATTGTTACATGTCCAGATATTAACAGACACTTGATCGTAGTCTTCTACCTCTTTAGGTATATCTACATTCTGATCCTTAAGTAATTCTATGTCTAAGTTACCCCAGAACTCAAGTACTTGGTAACGTTCCGCTTTGGATTCGTTAGCCTCGTCCTCCATAATCTGCTCCCACCACTCCTTTGTGTAGGACTCACCCATGTTTACAGCTGTATCTATAGCATTTGCACGAAAGAAGGGCCGTTTTTTAAGCGCACGAATTTGTGTGCGAGACATCTTATGGCGTTCAACAACGTACTCTGCGTCATCCATATTGATTGCGTCAGGGTCTGGATAAAAGTTCCATGTAGAAACAGAGGAACACTTAGGTACAGTCTTGATGATTGGTTCGTAGTCACCCTCTTCTGTCCAGTTAGGATATTCTTTGTCTACTGCAAATGGACCTTTCATAATACCTGTGCCAAACAATGCACACTCAAAGGCTGTTGTACGTAGTTCTTTACGTGCATTAGACTCTTCTAGCTGATCATGTATCTTCTTTTCCATTTTCTTAGCTGCGATCATAGATGGGTGAAAGTTAATTTGAGTAGGAGATCCGCCTTCACCTACTTTAACTTTGTCACCTAAAGGCTCAAGTTTACCTTTAAGACCAGCTAAACGCTCTTGGAAGTCAGGGAAGGTTTCTCCAGGATTTAAGGAGGGTACACCAACAGGACCGCTAGACTCCATCTTCTTAATGTTTTCATCTGACTCAATATGAACAGCTTCAAGGACGCCATCAGGAAGTACAGTAGGATTAATGCTTATTGGAAACTTGTTAGCTCCAAAGAGTACTTCTACAATCTGTCCATAAGCAGCAAGAACTTTAGTCTTAGTTACTTTAACAAATACTTTAGACTTCTCAGTTGAAGTAAAACTAACGTCTGGACCGTAAATTCCTCTGTAGTTACGATAAGCTTTAATCCAACGTTGCTCCTCAGTGTAACGAGCAGTCTCAGCTTTATAGAAGCGTTCTTGAACGTATGCTACAATAGAACCTACAGGCTCGTCTGAACCCATTCCTTCTTCTGAATCTTCTATAAAGGACACTTCTGCGTCATCCATGTATACTTCTTCGTTCAAGATGTCATCTTCTTCCATAGTAGATCCTTAGTCTAATATCCAAATTGAGGGTCAGCTGCTTGGAATCCTGTTCTTTGATCAACTGAATCAAAATCAAACAGATTACTCCTTGGTCTTGTCATAACTCCATAACGTAAAGCATCGTAGAGGTGGTCTTCTGATTTAGTATCTACGTCCTCTGGGTTATTCTTATCTAGAGGAATGGAGGGCAACTGGGCTATTGTGTTAGTGCAGTTACTGAAGAAGACCATCCTTGGTCCCTCCGTAAACTCATCAACTTGTAGTCGTCTGTGTATTTCGTTCTTGCCTGCAACACGAGAGCCTTTAGATCTATCAGATGGACGCCAGTGGCATCCCTTTATAATCATTGACTCAGCTAGGCTTGGCCCTGTGTCACCACGCTTGTGCCACAAAGAACTGTCGAGAACACCGTACTTTATTTTGTCTCCTGTTTCAAGGTCTAAAATGATGTCAGCTAAGTCTGTAGCTAAAACTTTAGATACGTATAACTCTCTATACACAATCAATTGTTCATCTGGTGCTACTGCAATCCAAACAACCCCAGTGTAAGATCCGTAACCGTAGTCACATGCCCTAAACCTTGGCCAGTTGTGTGGTATATCGTAGGGATCTACTACGTGTATCCTTCTGTTAAATTCAGGAAAGGCTGCTCCCTCGTTAATATCCCAGTCACCTTCTAGTAATTGTCTTCTTTGGTGCTCAGGTAGAGAGAGTAAGTTAGCTTCGTACATACCATCGTCTGAAAGGTATGGGTTATCAAATAAAGTAGCAGGGATAAACTTTCTTCTAAAGAGTGGTTCACCTTCTCTAGTATGTCCCTTAGGCCAACATATTGTTTCACCTTCTGTGTCTGTAGCCCAGTACGGTTTTCCTGGTTCAGCTGGGTCAATAAACGTGCGCTTAACCCACTGGTGTCCTGGACCACCTGGGTTACTTGTTGCCCTCATGTAGAGAGGTAACCCTGATGCCTTGGTCGTACGTAATCTTGAGCGCATATATGTCCACGCATAACTTGAGTCCCACTGCGTCAACTCATCAAAGCCAATCCAATTAAAAGCCTGACCTTGGTATCTCATAACGTCATCGTCACGGTCTAAGTATGACATCCATAGTGTAGCTCCACTAGGCGATACCCATGTTTTGTCTCTCTCCATAAACTTAATACCAGGGATTGCTCTAGGATATAATTGCTTGGAGACTGAGATTAATTCCCTTAGTTCTTCTGTACTACGTCGAACTAAAAGCATTCTAGCATTAGGGTTGTTTAAATAACGAACAGGATCAGCAATCATGGCATACGATTTTCCACCACCAGCTGCCCCACCATACAGAACTTCTTGTTCGGTGGCACTTAGGAACTTAGTCTGTGGCCCTGCATTAGGCTCAAAGATAATTTCTTGTGCAGCTTCAACATCGAAAGGCGCTGGCTTAACTGTCGCTGGAATCGTCGTCTTTAACCCATGGGTTGACGTCTTCCCAGTTTTGATGTCCTTCGATAGTTCTTGTAGCCCTACCTCCGATACGTTGCTTTTCGATTTTCTCCGCTTTGGCTGCTGCCTCTTTGTACCGCCTGGCATACTGCCTACTGTTGTTGGACGACCTGCGCCTTTTTTCTTCGATTCGGACACGTTTGTATAACCCTACATGTGAGATCTTTCTACCAGATTCTTTAGATAACCACTGGGCTACTTGTCGAACACTGTATTCATTAAGAAAGAGTTTTGCTTTTTCTAGAAGTTCTAGTTCTTCTGGAATTGGAATAAGAAGGTCTGGATCTTCCTCGTCTTGCTTATAACCAAAGGGTATGTGTCGTCCTACTCTTATAATGGGATACCAATCTCCCATCTCTCCTCTCAAAGGTATCCTCCACTCTACCTTATCTGGATATTCTGCTTTGCTTGCTCTCTTACTCATCAGACTCCTTTGATGGTAGAATGAAGAGGGGTTCGGAGGTCTTCACTTCTACCCTGTCTGTCTTAGTAAAGCCTGCACGATCTAGTATATCTTTAGCTGCAAGCATTTTTTCTTTAACGCCTAGGTCTGTAGGGTCTGCCATTACACTAAACATAGTATAAGCAGCCTTAGTTGAGGATTGTGCAATGAACTTCTTAGTTAGTTCTGCAATCTCATCAATTAAAGATCCTGTAACAGAAGAAGCAGACGTGCCATCAGCGTACCCAGAGAGCTTTACTGCTCTAACTGGGTCACCTTGAGCTTCGTCAAAGAGAACGTCTAAGAACTTTTGTTGCTTATCTGTTAATTGACGTACCATTAGCTGTAGTCCTTAAATTAAGATTTGTTGCCATAGATTTTCTGTCTAATCTCACCACGAGTAATACCCATATCTTTTAGATTATGGTCGCTAAGGTGAGTCAATAACCAAAAGTTTGCACGGCGCTGCTGGTATAATGCGAAAGAGGCCAACAGTTTAGTAAAGAAAGTTTTCATAATCTAATCTCCAAATGTGCTACGCATTATTGCGTATGCTAATAGAGATTAGTTATATCATAACTGTTATACCACACTACAGACAATAATGCAACCCCGCTATGTTTATACAGCAGGGTTGATTACTTTAACTTTTAAGCGTTTGGGCCTCTACGTGGTATTTGAGCATTAGGAGGTTGTACAGGTCTTTTTACTTTAAATATAACACCTGTTGAAGACCTAGGTAACCCAAGCTCATTACGTCTTTCAGCTGACATACTTTTCCATTGATCTTTTGTATATCGTTTAGCACGAGAAGCTTTAGCTGCCTCATCACCAGCTTTTGCAGAATCAATTTTATTTTGTGCTTCTTTTCCTTTTGGAGACAACTTAGGCGCTCTAAGACCAGCTGCTCTCATTTCGGCTAAAGTCATAGAGCCTTCTCTAGATTGTTTACGGCGTCTTGCTGCACTAGTTGGTGACTCAATATCAGTCCTACGTTTTTTAACTTCTGCTTCACCGTCACCTCGACCACCACCAGTTGTAGGTATTAATCTAGTTGGAGGTCTTGATTTTGGTCTAATAGGTTTCTTTGGTAAAGAGTTTGTATCTTTTAAGTCTGTAGCAAATACAGCAGCCATAACCTTACCATTTTTATCTGTATAGTAAAGAGAACCTGCTTTCTTAGCAGCAGAGATAGAGGTATACTTAGAAGCTTTCTTCTTTTCTGAGGTGAGTGTAGCACCCTTACTTTTTAGCATTCTATTTAAGTATTTTCGTAGTGTTTCTTTAGCCATTGTTTTATCTTCCTATTTACATTCACATTTTTTGCAGGGACAGTCCCTATTTAGTATTGCACATAAAATACGTTTAAAATATCTCATTATGTTTTTTTCCTATATGGTTTTACCTTAGCTGCAATCTTTTTAGGTTGAGCTACGGTTTGTTTACCTGCAGCAGTACCCTTACGTTTTGCTTTAGTCGTAGCAGCATACTCAGCAGAAGTAAGAGACTTGATAGCTTTCTTAGGAAGATAGCGTTCTCCTGTAGCTTTAGGCCCTTGTGTTGAAGGCTTACCGCTTTTAGTAGTCCACTTTTGTTTTGTCCAAGACTTAAGACTTTTTTGACTTTTTGCTAGTGCCATCTGCTTTAGCCTTTGCTGTTTTGCTTAAATCTTTATAGTGGAATAACTTTACACTTGTTTTGCTGTGAGCTTTTCCAGTGTGCAAAGAACCATCAGGCATTTTGTGAGTACCGCCTTTGTGTTCAGTACCATCTTTCTTGTAGTGCTTTACGCCTTTCATGATGTATATCCTCCACCTTTGGCTTTGTACTTACTAGCTACTAATTGAGCTTTTCTAGCAGACCACTGACCCGACTTACCACCTTTAGTGCCAGCCTTAACAGTACTTACTAGTTTCTTTCGCATAGTAGGCTTAGTATAGTTACCAGCCGCATTAACTGTAGATTTTTTACTTATTGCCACGGCTGGCTCCTACCTTGTTATGTTTAATTTATTTCTTTTTAGCTGCAGGCTTCTTAGCCATACCGCCATACATGTAACCGCTAGACTTCTTAGCCATGCCGCCACCCATCATCTTAGCTGCAGGCTTCTTTTTAGCCATACCACCAGCCATCATTTTTGCTGCTGGTTTCTTTTTGGCCATACCACCTTTATTCATTTTGCCAATACCATCAGCAGCGTATGCTGGTATCTTCTTTCCGTCCTTCATAACCATAGGCATACCACCTTTGGCATAACCACTAGGTTTATTTTTCTTAACAACACCACCTTTTTTCATTCCTGCTTGACCTAATTTTTTACGAGCAGACTCCCTATAAGGGCCAGGACCAGGTTTTATTGTTTTACCATCTTTTTCAAACATAGACGCTGGAGAATCTGGATCTGTATATCTTTTAACAGTTTCTTTAATTCCATCTCCACGTCCACCTTTTGGCCCATCTAAGAAAGTCACTGTAATTGGAGAAGGTGGTTTAACACCTTTAATTCTTTCTTTCAAATCACTTCCAAATACAGCAGCCATAACCTTACCATTTTTATCTGTATAGTAAAGAGAGCCTGCTTTCTTAGCAGCAGAGATAGAGGTATACTTAGAAGCTTTCTTCATTTCTTCAGATGCAGTAGTACCTTTACTTTTTAACATTCTATTTAAATATTTTCGTAGTGTTTCTTTAGCCATTACAGTTTCCTTTACTAAGCTATATTTACGATAAGACTACACGTACTAATGTACTTGAACCACTACCACGTCTATAGTTTAAAATAGTAGCGTTGCCTATAGCTTTAGGTACTACAAGTGTATGCACACCAGCTGGAAGCATAATATCATTATCAGTAACGTCAGCCTCCGCTGTTGCAAAACCAATGTCTAAATCATGACTTGTTTCAATAAGCACCATCTTAGCGTCAGTGCAAACTACGTGTGTAGTAGCTGTGTTACCTAGGGTAACTGCAGTTTCTACAGACCACCCTAAGTTTTCTCCTACCAATGCAGCTTGATCAACCATTATGCTACCTGTACGTATTCAATAACAAAGGTAAAGGAACCATCAGTTGTAGAGTTAACTGAGTTAGTAACGTTACAGAAGATGTTACGT